TTTATCGTTTTTACCGTCGATATCTTTATATTTTACGGCTGGAACTTCGATGATCCTGTCAAGCACAGATATAATCGGTTCTATGTCCTTTTTCCTACGTCGATCTGATGTTACCAGGGCGATACAGTTTGTGGCAGTATCCTGATACGCGGCATTGTCACCGTCTGCTGTCCAGGTCGCCATTTCAATTCTGCCATTTACTGATAAAACTTGTGCTGGAGTTGTGTCATTGATGCCGACCTTACCATCAGATGTTATTGTCATTTCAAGATTACCAGCGGCGTAGCCGCCAGTATAAAAACCAATATCAGAAGCGGCGCGGGTCACGATGTTCAATCCACCAGAAAGATTAGCATCGGCTAATAACAGTCCAGCGTCTTGTTCAAACGCTCCGTTTGTAGTGTAGGCTGTACCCATACACATAAGCTTAATGCTATCGGCTTCATTTGTGGAATTAGACACTATCTGTTGAGCATACGCCGCTGTCCCGCCGTTGGGGTTCCTTACCTGGCCGGTTGTTCCGGCGTTCTGACTTTCTTCTACTTGGAAGTTCCATGCTGGTGCAGTAGTGCCGATACCAACCCTATCATTATCACTCTCCACCACAAGAGTAGATGTGTCTACTATAAAGTCATCACCAGCAGCACCACCGAGAGTGAAGTTGAATCCGTCTGCTGATGCAGTGAAATCCATATCTCCTGATGCCCGAGTAAACGCCAAACCGGTACCACTAACAGCACCAGTACTTGATACCACAAATTCATTAGTATCAAATTGCATATGATCGCCCGTCCCAGAATTTTGACCAACTAATAAAGCTGATGTTCCTGTATCATTTTGATCTAACAATAAAGTTATAGTATTTAAAGCATCAGAACTTTCTACTTCTAGTTTTGCGCCTGGGATACCGACACCTATGCCGACTTTATCTGCATTAGCATCAGTCACAAGTAAACTGCTATCTGTTGCGCCTTCACAACGAAAATCAGGCCAATTTTGGCTACCTTCATTGACTACGACCTCGATACCGTCAACATGAAATAACCCCCCGCCACCATCTTCAATATTGATAAAATGGCAATTGGCATCTCTGTTATCAGCCGATGATATATACAAGTAATTCACGTTGCCTGTCTGGTTCGCCGTGGTATTTGCAATTGAAACTATGTTGGTTGCATTAGTATCCTCGTTTGATGTGAACCCGATTTCGTATTGTCCATCTAAATCAAACGTTTTACTGCCATCAGGATTATCTATCTCGTTCAGTTTTAACGAAGCACTAGCCGCCGCCCAGGTGAGTGTCCCGGAACCGTCCGTTTGTAAGAATTGACTTGCATCACCGTCGTTGGCAGGGAGCGTATAAACGACATCGGCCGCCTGCCCCTGCGTTTTAATCTGCGTGGTATGGTTCGACCCGTCATAGATTTCAATAGCCCCGGCCTGTGTTGTCGTGCCTACTTCTAAACTTGCTCCCTGAATAATAGCGTTCCAGGTGAACGTCGCCGTTCCATCACCGATAAACGTGAGCATATCTACGGAATTGTTTTTTAGTTTAAAAACGGTTTCGGCTGCCCCCAGGTTTTGTACTGATGCGCCATTCTTTTTCGCCGCTTTCATCAGGATAGCTGGTATGGAATCCTGCGGGTTGTCGCTGCCTATTACACCAGTTAAGCCCAGGCCGGTAATTAATGCCGTGCTACTTAAACCGCTGATTTGGACGCCGCCATCGGTGCGATCATATGGCTGTATATTGATAAAATCGTTTGTGGTGATATCGTTTGACGTTATTCCATGCGTGACAGATCCCATACGATACGCCGCCATTGGATAATTGCCGGTCCCTGCTGTCGACATGGTATGTTCGATCGTAGCGCCCAGGGCAATATCGCCCGTGTATACGCTTTCGGTAGTCAGGTTGCCGGTAATTGTCAGATCCCGCAGGCCGGTAGCATCAGCGTTGTCGTCTACTATCAGCCCACTGCTTTGTAACGTTGAACCACCGACACCGTTGGCCCGGAGCACTGCGTTATCGGTTGCCCCGGTGGATCCGCCAATTGTCCCGGTAGCTGCCGTTGTCATCTCTGTATCATCGGCAAACTTGATCCCGCCGGCTTCGATCTCTATTGTAACGCCGAATAATACTTTGTCGCTGTCACAGTCCAGGATAGTGTCTGCGCCGTCCACGAACTTGTCGCCCGGCCCCATCAGACGCGGTTCCGCCCCGACACTCGAAGCGGACGCCATTAATAGTATGACTCCGATTATCAGAGCATTAAACCGTCGCATTTTTATGTCCTCTTTCCGTTTATTGTTTACTGGTCCCCGTGCGCGGTACCATCGATGTAAACTTTTACTTTGCCGCCTTTGGCGTTTCCGGCGTTTGAAACTGTTACAGTGATCTGCGAGTATCCGATCATTATCAACCCGCCCAGGCCGCCCGGCTGCGTTGCTACTGTGTTACTCAGGTTCGCGCCCTGGCTGAGAGCCTTATCTACTCCGTCTTCGTCTTCGACCACAACATCATATAACGATGTCGGCTGCGTACCGCCGCTGTCCGGGATGAAATCGATCTCCTGGATACAACCAGTGAATGCGAGCGTAGTTGTGCCGGTTGCGTCCCCGCTGGCGTCGCTGGTCCAATCAAACGTAATCATTATCATGCCCTGATTTTTTTCTACCAGGGGAACGATTGTGTCAGCTTTGACGGCGGGTATAATACATACGGCCAACAGTACCGCCGCCAGGAGTATCTTGTTATACTTCATTTTCATGACCTCCAATTATTGGCCATGACCGCGATTTTGCCAGGTACGCGGCCTGGTCCCCCGCCTGGCCGGGTTGATTGGTTAAGGTGCGCCAACAGCAACCCAGTATACATCGTTGCCGCTGTTTTCGACAGTGACCTCGAAGGTTTCCCCGGTTGCGTTTGCTGATACCTGAACGCCTCCGGTTCCATCTTTGTTCGTCAGAACGATGGTCGGCGCCGCTGAGTAATCAATCGGGATATCGACTTCGACAGTCGTTCCGGACAATGCTGCTGTACCATGCTGGATTTGAAGTAGTGCAGTAGTTGAGACACCATGTGCTGCACCATAACTGTTCGTCCCCATATATACATTAGTGGAAACGTCTAATTCGCCCACCAGGTCCAGACCGACATCAGCGACATGGGTCAGCGTGACGTCCTGATCTTCGCCGAAGTTCAATACCCCGCCGTCGCCCAGGAACGCATCAGCAAATGTTACCTCTGCAGATCCCAGCGCGTCGGTATTGGTGGTATCCGATATGATAGCAGCTCCGACAGTGGTAATACCTCCGATGGCCATAGTCCCCGATACGTCGGCATTCGCATTGACATCGAGCGTAGTTGTTGCGATCTCCACTTCGGTATCCGCATCGATGTCCATTTGCCCGTCTGTACTGGAATTGATGTAGATTGCAGAATCGCGTATACCGTATTTCATGGCCGCATTGATCTGTATTCCAGTATCAGCTACATGGGTCACTGTCACGTCCTGGTCGTCGCCGAAATAAATGATCCCGCCGTCGGCCAGATAGAAACCTGACCATTCCAACGTGGCGGACCCAACAGCAGCACCGTCGGCCGTTGCAGGAACAGGCGCCGAGCCAAACGTTTGAGTACCATTTACAACCAGCGTGGCACCCGATTCGATGTCCATATCGCCACCGGAAACAACGTCAAGCGAACCCTGTATCACGGTTCGTTCGCCGCCCGGTTCGTTGTAGTTTGTCCCAGGCCGGTACCCTGCCGCGTATGCGATACCGCAAACAAGGAACACCGCCAGGACAGCGTATGCTATTTTTCGCATAGTTTTTTCCTTTCGTTGCGGTTCCAGGCGGATAACCTCCAGGTCTGGAAACTACCCGCCCGGGTGCCGCATACCTTGTTTACGCCGTGCCTTCGGCCGGGGATACGTTCAGTTCAGCATCAATGGTCGATGCGTCGCTGGTCGGTGCCTTGACCGGACCATACTGAATCGCATAGCAATCGCCCAGGGTAGAGCTCGCGCCCAGGACAGCCACGATCCGCACATAACGCTCGAGCGGTTTGTAGATGTCCATCTTGATCGCGTCGCCATCGTCCCCGGGAGTAATTTTCGTACCCTCGAGATCGGCAGCGCTGGCCATACCGGTCGCGGTATCCTGCTGCGCCTTGACATAGTTCCCGGAATCAGCCGTTCCAACAGCTGCGCCCACAAACACGACACCGGTGAAACCCTGCATATCTATTTCGGTGCCGTTGGTGGTCCCGGTCCCGGCGGCGGCATAATCGAGAACTTTGGTAACTTTCGTGTTAGGATGCATGTTCATATTATTTCGCCTCCGTCCCTAACCCAATTTTACCCTGGAGAATGCGCTCTCCAAAGTAGGCAGCCCGTCGCACTCCAGGTTGCCAATGAATCCGTCCTGATTGGTGGCTGCGTAGAGCTCGACCAGGCGCTGGATTTCAAACTGCAACGATTCCGCGATCATGTAGAAACTGAAATCGCCGAGGATACCGACATACAGTCCGGTGGTAAACGTGTTCGGTGCGTATTCCGATTCATGCACCGGATAGCCGAGCAGGGTGTCCAGATCCTGGCCAACCCGCAGATCTGGCCGCAGCAGGAAACGGCTTTCGCCGTCTTTGAGCTTGGCGATCTGTTTGACTGCATCGCGATGGAACACCCAGCGCAGACGCGGCCGATAACTGGCCTTGATGTTGTATTTCTGCTCGAACAGGTTATCGGCACCGATTTCAGTAGCGCTGTTACCGGTGGATACGTCCCGGCCAGTACTGATCCCGTTAGCAGACGCAGTGAACACGCCCAACGGTTCGTTGGCGCCGGTACCGGTGAGGAACCCCTTCTCCTGAGTGATCGCGAACTTGTAACGCAGACGCGACCTTACCAGTTCTTCGGCGCTGGGAACCTTGCGCAGCAGCGTCTTGGAAACCTTGAGTAGTTTCCGGCAAGGCTGCGGTTTCAGTTCCCGTTTGCCCACGCTCATCGTGCTATCTTCGGTCACGGTCCCGATCTCGCTGGTCCAGGTGGCGTCCGCCGGGTCGTTGTCAAGCGCCGGACAGCCCAGGCTGTCGGAACTCGTTACCTGGTAGACGTCGGCAAACTGCCTGATAAATACCTCGTCGTCCATCTCTTTGATCAGTTTGTCGATCCACTCGATGGGCGGGACCAGGTATCCGGCCTGGATATCCTTGTCGACCTGCAGGGCGCGAAGCTCCGGACCGATCCCGCGGCCCAGGCAATAGTTGCGGTATTCCTGCATCTGCACCTCTGCCCTGTTTTCGTCGGTGACTCCCGGGGGACCACCTACAGGCGGCCGGGTGCCGGGCGTTACCGGGGAACGCAGCTCAGTTTCGGCTGATTCCTGGCGTTCGTGCGTCTTGATCTTTTTGGCCAGTTTTTCGATGTCTTCCCACATCAGATTATACTGGTTGAACTCTTCCTGCGACAGATCACGTTTTTCGTTTTCTTCGCGGTCGAGCAGATCACGGGCGTTGTTGATCAGCGTTGCCCGTTTTTCTTTCATTTCTAGTACGTTCATCATTCTTCCTCCTTAAACCGTAATTTTTCACGCAGATGCCAGGTTGACGCCTGCCATTCCTGTTCCTCTGCTCCGTCGCCGGCTTCGTCCCCTGACTTTATTCCGGCTTGCTGCATACGTTTTTCGTATCGTTTCTTAACATCTACCTCCGTTTGTGGGTACCAGGGATACGTTACCACTGATACGTCGCGCAGTTCGGCGGCAGTTATAACCCTTTTTACATTGCCATCGCTGTCGGTGGTCCATTGATCACCGCCCTCTTTAGTGCGAAATCCGAACGACATACCTGTGATATCACCACGGTTGACTGATTCTACCAGGTCGCGGGCCCATTGTGCATCGGGAGGGTATATTTCTGTATCCAGGCCTTCTTCTGAATCCGTCAATTTTAACGTGGAATTGCTACGGCGCCCCAGTACGTAATTAGGATCATGGTTGAAATGCGCTACAACATCATCACCATTGCGCAGACTTTCAGAAAACGCACCGGCGGCCACCGATTCAACAAACCCGAAATAGTCTGGTGAATCCACATTGTAAACCACTGCACGGCCGCATAGTACAACTTTGTCATCCTTTTTAACTGCCCTGAGCTCATAGCAATAACATCTGTTTTCGTCAAACGGTTGACATTTCTCAGGTGGCATCGTTATCGCCTCCAATTGTTTCTAATATAATATCTACTTCCTTGTTGATACGTTCATCAAACCAGCGTTGTATTTCTTTCTCGATCCCGCCGTTTTGCATCGCGGCCAGTACCATCGCGGCGCTGTCCCGGCAATGACGGTTGATGATGTTGTTCAGGCATTCGCTTGTCGGCATATCACCTATAGAATCGCAATAACTCCGGTACACTGTTTCGAGCTGGTCCCGGCAGTAGCTTTCATGCGCCCTGAAAAAATCGTTAACGAACGAACGGAACTTATCCAGGTCCGGCGTCTTCTCGTATTTTCTCAATACGTCAGCTTTTTCACGGCGCATCATCCGCGTTACCGCGTCCCGGACCAACGGCCGGAACACTGATCGTGCAGACGATTCTTTGACCGGTGCCCCGATTTCCTGGAAATTCATCGGGAACCAGTATTTATCACCTTTCCCGTCTGGTAACGGGTTCATGTTTTCTTTTTGCCTGATTTCGTCCTGGCTCAATAATCCGTTTTGTACTCCGATGCTGTAAGCCTCGAACCTCGTTTTTGTGTCGCCGCGCAGCATACCGTCGATCAGAAATTCTGCATACACGTTGTTTTTCTGGTTTGGTTTCACCAGGGATCGCAGTATTTCCATTTCCCAGCGTATCAGCCACGGCCGCAGCGTATGGACGACAAACCCGATATTCATAGACTCGATACCTGTACCCCAGGACGTCGATTTCTCTGTCGATGACAACATATGAAGCGGGATCCGGTAGAACCGGGCGATTTCTTCTACCTGGAACTTCCGTGTTTCCAGGAATTGCGCCAGTTCCGGCGCTATCCCGATATCATGCCATTTCATGCCCTCTTCGAGTATCATCAACCGGTGCGCCCGGTCCAGGCCCATCGTCTGCGAATCGATCCACTGTTTAAGGTTGTCGTGCGATTCTTCGTCCAGTTCCCCGGGATGCTCGAGCACGGCCCCCGGCGATGCCCCGTTTTTGTAGAAATTGCCCCCGAACTCTTCGGCTGCCGACGATAACCCCAGCGCCTGGCGGACCTGGCCGACAGGATTGTATGCGCTCAACCCGTCGAACGTGAACCAGCGTAAATGCAATATCTGATCAGCCCGGAACCATTTCGGCGTACCGTCCAGATCGTATTTATAGTATAGTTCGCCTTCGATCCGGTGCATTGTCATCTTATCAGGTCGTAACGGCCATAGTTCAGCGACGTCACCCATACCGTTACGCACGATTTCGCTGAAATGATATCCCCAGGAACACAGATGCCCTGTTGCGCATTCGCGCCAGATGAAACTATCCATTTCGGGGTTCGGCTGCCGGTGCAGGACGTTATACAACGATGAAGACGTAAACTTGCTGCGTCTGTTACCGTCCTGGCGGTAGAGGAAGAGAGGGAGTGATGCTACTGATTCGGAGATGATACGCACGGCTGCAGAGAACGTCGACACATCGTAAGCAGTGTACTCGTTGATCTTTTTGCCGGTATAGGTATCGGATCCGCGGCTGAACCAATCTACCAGCCATTTTTCAGGATTGGCCAGCGACGACGCGGCGCGATACTCTAAACCAGACGCAAATATACCCATATTCGGGCAATTCCCCCCCCGAGGAACAGTTTAAAAACAACGCGGACCTACTTTGACCGGCCCGCTAGAAATCCTAGAAAAGAAATACAAAAACCGCCCACTATCAACGCAGGCGGCAGCTCGTATTGTAGAAATGTACCGTAAGTGAGTAGACAAAATCCGGCAATGATGACTATATCGGAAAGATCAAATCGTGAGGATACCCTTTTTTCGTCGCGCATAGACGCTCTTTTTCTTCTTCTTGCCCATTACCTTCTCGAGCACGTCCGCGGCCATTATACTGGCTACGATACCATCGATCTTACCCCCAGATCGCCGTTTGTCGGGCAGTATGTTTCCTTTCGCATCCGTGCGCACTGAAATATTATCCGCCATCCAATTCAACACAGGATTACCTGGGTGTAGTATACTACATATCTTAATTTTAGTCAAGAAGGACTTGCAGGCCGGGCTCATCGTGAGTGTGCCCTGCCGGAACTCGACCATTGTAAACCCGTCCTCTTCGCCCAACGTCATCGTGAGCTGATCGGCGTTATAGGGATCGTAGGGTATTTCTTTGATGGTCATGTGTTCGGCCAAATCTTTTACTTCTTGCCGGATGACGCGTTGATCGATGACCCGGCCGGGGATAGCTTTGAGATACCCCTGCTTTACCCATTTTCTGTATGGCGCCCGGTCCTGGCGTTCGTGTTCCTTGATATCGTCTGCCGGTATGTAGATTATCGGCCATAACCAGGCCTTTTCGTCGTCTATCATGGCCAGTACCAACGCTGTCAGGTCGCGTTTTATTGACAGATCCAGCGCCGCTATCACTGTTTGACCGTAAAACTTCGTGATGTTGTATTTCTTCTGGCATTGTTTCCAATCGCTCATTTTCAACCAGCGTACACTTTGTTTCGTCCATTGGTTAAGGTGCAGGCGCCGAAACGTGTTTTCGTATTCCGGTGACGCTTCGGCTTTCCTGGCGGCGCTGCGCAAATAATCAACTTTTACCTGGTCGCCGTATCCCGGGTTGCATTTTGCCCATACTTTTTCGTTTTTCCAGTTATCCTTTTTTTTCGCTGAATAGATAATTGATAAATGTTCCGGATCGTCGATCACGCCTTCTTTGACCTGCCGGCTATATTCGTGCTGCTCCCAGCAGATCGATTCTTCGTTATCCCCGGCTGTTGTGATGGCGAAGGTAACAGGCTGCCGCCTGGACGCGACACCGGCCGTCAACGTGTCCCAGAGATCCCGGCGGCGCTGTGTGTGGAGCTCGTCAAATATGATCCCGTGCAGGTTCGGACCGTGAGCACGGAACGCGTCGGCCGATACCACCTTATAGATCGATCCCTTGCCTTTCGGCCGGATGAAATTGCGTCGTATTATCGCTATATCGCGCAGCACCGGGGACGCTTCGACCATCTGCTTCGCCAACCTGAACACGATCCCGGCCTGGTCCCGGTCTGCAGCTGCTGAATAGATTTCGGCCCCTGGTTCGTCGTCGGCAAACAACAGAAACAACGCGACGCCGGCCGCCAGGGAGCTTTTGCCGTTCTTTTTGGGGATCTCGCAATATACTGTTCGATATTTGCGCAGCCCGTCCGCTACTCGTTTCCAGCCGAATAACGGTTTGATGATATCGTTTGCCTGCCACGGTTGCAGCAGGAACGGACGCCCGGCCCATTCGCCTTTGACGTGTACCAGGCCTCTCTCGAAGAACATCACTGCCCGGTCGGCGGCCGCGGTATCGTAATAATAATCAGAAATCGATCCCGAGCGTTTTCCTGATGCTTTCCGTTTCGCTGATTTTTTTGGCATGTTCAACTTTCATACTCACCTTTAGACGCGGCCGGCCGGCCGGTGTCAGCCCGAGCTCTGCTTCCATCTTGATCAAGATATCGGATAAATGCCGCATCTGTGTTATCACCGGGGACGATTGCAGGTTGCCGGCGCTGTTATAGGTGAAATACGCCGCTTCGCCCTTTTTGTTCGCTATCTGCTGCAACTCTTCCCAGCGTGACATCGTGTCCGCGTACCTGGTGAGCAGGTTCTGGTCGGCTTCGGTCATAATCCCGCATTCCTGCAGCACTTTTAGCGTTTGTGTCCATATTTTGCGCCCGCGTTTCGTCAACCCCTTCGGAACCTTGTATTTTTTCGGTTTGAACGGTTTCGGTTCCAGGTGGTTGAGCGGACGCTTGCCCGGGTTGCCCTCGAGCACTTTCAACGCTGTCGGTTTAGCTTTACGGCCTTTCGCCATCGCGTTGCTGCCTCATTTCCTCCGCTGTTTTCTCATAATGACAATCGTCGCACAGACCTTGCCAGTTTTTTCGGTCCCAGAACAGCTTTTTATCGCCCTGGTGACGAATAATATGGTCGATCACTGTCGCGGGAGTGATTTCACCCTTTTTTTTACACAAGACGCATAACGGTTTACGTGCCAGGTACGCGGCCCGGGCCCGCCGCCAGCGCCTGTCGTATCCCCGTTTGCAGGCCGATAACCCCCGCTGTTTTGCCCGGGGACGCCGTTTCGGTTGATGTTCAGGGCAATATAAGCCTTTTTCGATCTTTTCGGCGCATGTTGGATACCCGCAATACCTCATTGTCTCAATTTCGTCAGTACCCGGCTTAGATCCATGGACGACCTACGCAATGCTCCGGTTTCCTTGCATCCCCATTCATTCATCGGAACGTCTTTTATCGCCTGTTTTGCTTCCAGGGCCCGTTTTTTGAACCTTTTAATTTCTGATAAACATTCGTCTATTTTGTCAATCGATGCTGTCATCTCATATCCCCATCCTTGCCGCCCTAAATCCGTCTTTTTCACCTTGCTGCAGGTCCATAAATTCGCCTGTCTCCCATCGGCAGCCCAACAATGCTTTGAATTTCGGTCCGCGTTTCTGTTTGACTACCCTGGCTTCGATTATTGTGCTGTACGGCCCTTTGACAAACGGTTTGTTGAGCAGTATGATTACGCTGCCATCCTGCTCTAATTGCCCTGTTTCGCGTAGATCCTGCATCTTTGCCTGTCCCCCTGGCCGTTCGGCGGCGCGCCGGGCGAGTTGGGATACCTCGAGTATCGGGATATTTAACATTTGCGCCAGATTTTTTATCCCGACGCTTGACCTGGACTTCGCGTTGACTTCGCTTTCTCCGCGACGTTGTTGATGATCGATATGCTGGAAATAATCGATTATGAGCAGGTCGCACATACCCTGTAAATGCAGACGTTTGGCCAGCGCCATGATTTCCTGTACTGTTACGCCCGGGTGATAATCAATCGTCAGTTTCAGGTCGCGATGCATCGATATTGCCTGGTCGATTTCGTCCTGGTACAGATCCGGATGATCGATTACGTTTTTGTAAGGCAGATCACGGCCCAGGCAGATCATTTTCAGCATGATATCGTCTTTACTGTCGTCGGTAGACACGATCAATACTGCTTTATTCGCCCATAATGCCCGCGACGCTATATACAACGATAACGACGTTTTGCCCTGCGAAGGCAACCCGCCCATGATGATTACGTCGCCGCAGCGTAACCCGCCCCCGGCCAGGTGGCTGTCGATGTCTACCAGGTCCGTCGGGATCGCCTTCGCGTGATCTTTGTCGAATATTCGTTGCCGCCACTGGTCGAGTTCTTCACCAAACGACAATACGTCGTTACTTTTGATCTCCATCGTCAGGAAATCGACAGCGCTGCGCATGACTTTTTCAAGTTCGACCTCTTTTCGTGCCGCCTGGTCGATAATCATGGCGTTTTTGATCAATTGGCGCCTGACAGACTTTTCCTTGACGATTTCGACGTATGCTTTGACGTTTGCTGCGCTGGGAACGCCCATCGATAACGTAGTGATGTAATGTACCCCGCCGGCTTGCTCCAGGACGCCCCGGGCCCGCAAATATTCCGGCAGCGTGACCATATCCGGCAATTTCCCGGCCAGTTCCATCTCGAGCAGCGCATCATATATCAGTTTGTGCTTTTTGCTGTAGAAATCGGCCGGTTTCAGGTACTGCGCGACCGTATACATCGCCTTGTAATCGAACAGGATGCAGCCGAGCACGGACTGTTCGGCATCGATGTTTTGTGGTGGTGTGTCCGTTATCATACATAATCCGTTTCTATCTGCTGCTGTTGCGCCTGCAGCCTGGCTGATTCCGCCGCCTGGCGCTTATCGAAATTGCGTTTCCAGGTGCGCACGACGCCGCGCCAGTCTTTCATCGGCTTGCACGTTTTGCCTACTACCCAGCCGATCCCGTCGTTTTTATCAACGAACGCCTGGCCGTCTAGCGGGTACCCGATACTCGCTGCGTATTCCGTTACTTGCTCCGGTGTCGGTTTAACAAATCGCCGTTTCCCATTATCCGATGCTGTTGATATAGCGGGTGTGCCATGCTTCTTATCATTCTTATCATTCTTGTTAGGTGTTAGCTCTTTGTT